AGCTTTTGGGCGGCAAGCCGGGTAAGCGCGAGACCCTTTCTCAGCCCCGCTGCGACCGCAGGGCTTACCGGTCTTCACGTCAACCCACTTCTCACCAAACCACTTACCAAGACCGCCCTTAGCCACGTTTCTTGACCCGGTTATCCGGGCCTCCCCACGTGCCGCCGCGCTTCTTGTACTCCTTTGCAGCCCACGCATTGGCATATGCGCTGGGGTACACATCGAATTTTGACTTGGCCTCAGCCTTCACGCGAGACCAGAGGGCGGGGTTCTTGGGGGTGGAAGCGGCCATATCAACAGTTCCAAGCCCGGAGGGATTTGTTGATCCGGCTGTTTGGATCATTGGCCGTCTTAGCTGAGGTTAGCCTGGCCTTCATCCCTTTCATTCTGGCACAGAAACTATCACGACGCGGCCCACCTTCTGGCTGCGGGGCTTTGAGGCCCGGCTTGCCGGGGTTGGCGCGGTTGTAGGAAGCACGACCCTTGGCGTTCAGGCCACCCTTCGGGTCCTTACCTTCTTTGCGCTGCCATGCGGGAGTCTTGGCCATTATGCGTTCACCCCTTTGATAACAACGAAGTTAAGCACGGGTGTGTCAGCCGGAGAGCCTGTGTTGCTAAGATTAGCCACCGAAATCTTACACGAACCCGCAGCTACCGCTGTCACAGTAACGCCGTAGGAAGCACTTGTAAGACCCGAAGCAAAACAGATATACACCACATCGGTGGCGTCAATGAAGCTGTTTGTCAGCGTGAACTCGTTGGCGCCGTGACCCGTTATTGCAGTACTAGCAAACAACGTGATCTGGCCGCTGATTTTGTTCAGCGTAACCCCGGTAGTGCGGCTTGTAGCCTGTGTGACCGTACCGCCCGTACCCGAGCCGCCATAGCCAAATGGCTTTGTGGCGACGACTTCGCCAGTACCGTTGGGGGATAGGGTCAGGTTCTGGTTAGTCGTTATGGTGGACAGAACACCGCCATTGATACCAACACCGGCGGCAACGATCTGACCGGTCCCTTTCGGAGTAAAGGTAATACTTATGTTCGTGTCGGTACCGTCTGCGGCAAACGTGGTTCCGGTCAAGTCAAGATGTGCCGCAGCATTGACAGTGCTGAATGTGGTAGCATCAAGATTGGTAAACTGAGCCGTCGGGATAAGCACTACCCCAGTTCCGTTAGGCGTCAGATTGATATTTCCATTCGTATCAGTAGATGAGATCGTATTACCGTCGATCTTGATATTCTCAACCGACACCGAGCCGGTGCCAATCTTCAGGGCGGTTGCGACGCCAGTGCCGCTGTAGACAACCTTCTCAGATGCAGCAGGCCCGCCATCCACATGCAGCAATTGGCTGTAGGTGTCCTTGATCTTATTACCGGTAAGGTTAGTGGGCATGAAAGACTCCTACATGAAAAAGTAGATAGGGGCCGAAGCCCCTATCTATTAGGAAGCCATAACTACCCAGTTGGTGCCGTCGGACACCAGCAGAGCCCAGGTTCCGGCAGTACCAGCCAAAATGGCCGTACCAGCGGTATTGGTAGCGATGGGCTTCACATTGGTCGCCGCAGACACAACTGTCTGAGCAGCGATGGTCTTGATGAAGATTTCGCGACCAACCCAGGTCGAGGCACTGGGAAGCGTGACCGTGATAGAAGCAGCACCGTTGCAAACGATGTGCGTCTCGTCATCCGCGACAGTGAAGCTGGCAGTCTTGATCGCAGGAATACCGCGAGACAAGAAACCGAGCTTCGCCCGACCGCTGCTGATGGTCACATTATCCTGAGCAATACCCTTATAAACACCCATAACGATCTCCTATGAAGGAGTGGGGGCCGAAGCCCCCACCGGGTTATGCGCTTGGGATACTACCCTGATTGGCGCCCATGTCGATCACAGCAAGCTGAATCTTCACACGGGCCGTGTCAACATTGCTGCTGTTCATGGTCAGCAGCACGTTGGTATCAGCCGTAGTAAGATAAGCCGCAGTATCGGCATAACCGCCAACAGTGCCAACCGTACCATTCAGATCGAAACCGTCGATCCAGAAGTCAATGGTACCGCCGCCGATGCCAACGTCAATGTTGGCAGCAGCGCCTTCGGCCTTCACCAGCACCGCAGAACCGTTCAGAACGAACGTACCCTTCGGCAGCGTGCAAAGGACAAGGGTGTCGGTGGAAGCCAAAGCAGCCACACCAGCAGCCGAACGCGCAGCCGCGATCTTGGCAAAGTCAAGATCAATTTCGACTACCGTGAAGCGGTTGGTGTAGGTGGACGGGTAGGCCGTGGAGCCCTTATTAAAACCGAACGAATCGGTAAATGCGGTCATTTCAAGTGCTCCTTATGCAAAGGTCACAACGGCCTGAGCCAGAGCTTCCGGCTTCACGACCTTGTACCCGTAGACCTGAAGGCCACGGATGATGTTACCGAAGGTCGTTTCCGAGCGGATCGTTTCCATTTCGGTCATTTGAGACGCGAAGGTGAAGCCCATCTTATGGCCAGCGATGATGTTGTACTTCCCGCCAGTATCAACCTTCAGGTTGTGGCTGACATACAGCGTGAAGCGATCCACCATACCAAGGCGACCGTTGCGGATCACCGAGGTGGTGTCACCGACAAGCGACGCATCCTTTAGTTCGGACTTCTTGATCAGACCAGCCATGCGGGCCGGGATCACCAAGAAGCGACCCGCTTCCGGGGCATTCGCTTCGTCAAGCACGGTGCCGATGTCGACGATCAGGTCAACCACCGAAGCCGTGCCGCCAGCGCCATCCTTGGTCACGGACAGCGGGGAAGCCGTCGTGCCGAGGTTGAACGCAGAAGACTGAGCACCGGCAGTACCGCCCTTGTTGCCGCTGGCAATGTCAGGCAGCACATCGGTCAGCACACGCTGGTCGATCTTGATCTTCATCTGCTCAGAAGCATCCTTGGACCACATGTCCATGAGCTTCACATCAGACTGCACACGATCAATGTCGTCCTCAACGCAAGCGAAGTATTCACCCTTGTCGATCAAGAGTTGCAGCTTCGGCTTGTCGGGGTTTTCCACGACAAGGTTCTGACCCTTCACATAATCACGGATCGTGATGTTCGGGATCGTGCGGATGTTAACGGTATCACCTTGGCTACGAATTTCGCCTTCGTAGTCGGTGTTGGAAATAGCCGCGAGAACCGTGGCATCATAGAAGTTCTCGATCAGCTTGCCGCTCCAAATCTCAGGGATAAAGTTCCCGGAGTAGTTAGGGCGACCCGGTGCGACGGGGAAAGACATGTTGGGTTAACTCCATTCAACCATTTGCGACAATGCGATTTTCCCGCTGTGCAGCGAAAATATCGCGCTCGATTCGGTCGCGTTCGGCTTCCCGACCCCGATAAGTCCCTTTCCTTACATCATCAAAGAACTTAGCGATGTCCCGAGATGAGTAGGTCTTGGTGTTGTTAGAAGTAGCAGAAGCGCCACCGCTAGAACGACCCCGACCCGGGGAAACTTGCCTATCAAGTTCGGATGCCTGCGCAGCCCGAGTTGGTTGAGCAACAGACTGACCACTGATTACCTGCCAAGTAGAGAAGATACTGGCCACACGACGAACATCAAGACTACGCTGAGCATCCTCAAGGTAGGTCTGGCGGGTCAGCCCCGTCAGCGGATCAACCTCAAGCAACCAGTTGTGGAACTTCTGGTCTGCATTGGTATCCCTCCAATAAGGGACTGCAGCCGTAAGGTCCGACCAAAAGGTTTGCTCAGCCGTTGCAGCTTGCCTTTGAGCCACTTGCTCAACGCGAGGTAGAACGCTGGTCTGCATCTGACGAATCATATGCTCCAACTCGGCAATCCGACGGTTAGCCGTCGAAACTTCCTCTTTGGTCACGCGACGCATGACCTCAATGGAATCACCGTACTCCTCAACATCCTTGTCAGTTACCAACCGCTCTGCTGCTGAGGTAGCAGCCATGGGCATGGGCTGACTAGAAAGGGTAGACAACAACTGCTCAAGTTGCGAAAGCCTAGTATTTAACTGCTGATTATCCGCCCGAAGACGGCCCGTGTCGGCGTTATACATACCCTGAAGGGTACGATACCGCTGTTCAAAGGTTAGCTCAGCAGCGTCTCCCGTGGTATCCGAACGTCGTTGCTCGTTCGACGCGGATTCAGGTGCATTGTTCTCGGCGCTGTCGGCTTGCGTATCCTGTACTTCAGACACACCCGCAGCTTCCCCAGTGGCGGGCGCAGCAGCATCGGTGTTGCCTTCTTCATACATCTTGGCAATAGCCTCAGATTGACGACGAACCTGCTCAGGAATGGTCACTAGAACGCTCCTCTCGGTGTGCGTGGTTGAACGGTCAGCTATCCCTAACGGGATTTTGCCACCAATTCGGGGGAATCCTGCAATAATTTGCACAGCTCTGTCAACACTTGACATCTACCCTGGGCAACGCCCACGGCTGGCTGGGTCACATTTGGCAACTGCTCAAGCTCACGCATCCGCCACTCCTGCAACCAATCCATAAAGGGCGGATACTGGCGAGATATAGAGGCTAGAACCTTTACAAGGTCCGTTGAGGGTCTGATCAACCTGCGGTACCTGTGTTCTGGTTACGTACTACCGCAGCCCCAGCGCCGCCAGCCGGATTACCGGCCTGGTCAAGCGTCCTTGGGGCCGCACCACCCTGTTGAGCCGGAGCGGGCGGCTGCGCCTGCTGGGCAAGGGCCTGTATACGGGCCTGATAATCCAGTCGCTCACGGGATGGCACGATGTCCTCAGCGGGCATCTGAAGCCCCTTAGCCACTTCGCGTAGGATGGCCGCACGCCCGTCAGCCCCAATAATCTGCATATCAAACTCGTTGGCAGTAGCATTGAGGAACTCAACACGACGAAGGTTGACCGTCTCACGAACCGCAAGGTTGATAGCACCACGCGGTATAACCTGCGCGTCACCCTTGATAGACTCATCCGGGTCATAACGCATGTTATAAACAAACTGCCGCTGCACAATCGGCTTGGTCACATCCGTGTCGATGTGCATAACCACTTGCCGAATGCCCTTACCAGCGGAACCCATCAGCATGGACAGGCCAGAGGCCGTACGGCCAGCGCCCTGCACATTGGTATCGCCATATATGTAGGCCGGGATGCCAGAGTGGTCGTCAGCCAGTCGGCTGAACCGCTCATAAACCCCCATCAGGGTAGCTGCATTATCGTTGGGCTGGTTGAACCGCACAGCCGGGGCAGAAGACCCAAGTGGGTCATTCAGCGTTTGCCAAATCTTCCATGGGTGAATCTGCGTAATATCTTCGTTTGGCGGAATACGCTCAAGGTTCACCTCGACCTGCGGGCCGGAGGCGATGCTCATGTTGTTCACCAAAGCACGGGCTGCGGCATTGCAGATATTCTGCAAATCTTCAATGATCTCGGGGATTCCGCGACCCCAGAATGCGCCGGGCATCTTGATAAACGAAGTCTTCACATAAGGCTTTTCGCCCAGCGGGTCATAGTTCAGGATGGCCTTGATGACATAGTTGCCTACGAGCCATGCGTTGGCATCGTATTCCTTCGCCTCATCAGGCACCTCAGAAGCATCCATACCCCACTCACGGAGCATCTTGCCGCTGACCTTACCCCAAAACTCAAGGGCATCGAACATGTCGGTGGGGCGCATCTCGGTGTAGTACTTGCGCTCCTCCTCCTCACGCTGCATCTCAGTCGGCTCAGACACCCAAGTCTGACCCGGCCCTTCATCAAGCACCTTGCGAATCGCCTGATCATCATACCCGGGAACACCGATAAGATCAGCCAATGCCGACCGGCTTAACCTGTGATACTCAAAGATATACCCGTCATTGATCCGAGTGATACCCGGCTCGGGGTAGATGTTGAACGGGCTTACCCGCTCAAACTCCGGCGCAAGCCGCTCAGAGGCTTCTACAATAGTCGCGCCCCCGGGACCCTTGGTCCAACCCAGATGGCGCTGGCGGCGCACAATAGGCCCCTTAACGAAGGCGCAGGGAAAAGTAACCAGATCGGTTAGAAACTCGTTGAACGCATCCGCCCAACCGCCCTGCAGGAACTGGTCATCAATCTTGATCTTCATCCTATCGACCCGGGCCTGGGCCGCTTGTAGGACTTTGAACCGGTAGTCTTGGGAGACCATCTCCCGAAGTTCCAGCATCTGCGTTTTGTTCGGTGCCTGACCAGTCGACTGGATAATCTCCATGACCTGCTCGGCAAAGGCGGTCTGAACCTCCTCTGACTGTTCGGGGGACAGGTCAGGAATCGGCGTGGGCTGCAGGTCCCAGGGGGGCGAGCCGGTATCCAGAAGAATATCGCGCAACCAACTCTCTGCTGCACGGCACTTAACTTCCGTCAGCATCATATAAACCTCAGACCCGCCCTGAACGCGAATTGCCTGAAGTTTATCTGCTTCATACTCCCCATTGCGCTGACGGAGAGCCTTAAGCATCACATCATTGATCGGGTCTTTGGCAATACGCGCAGCATCCCAGCATGTCTTGAGATGCGCTGACAAACCCGTGATGAGATCGCTATTCTGCCGAGCCTGTAGCTCAGCGTCCATACGCTCGCGCTCAGTGCGCTCTATCTCGCTGTTGCTGACAACACGGAGTATGGTTAATCCTGGCATCTAGCGAT